GAGAGAATTATGATGGATGCAATCAGCAAGATTTTAGCGGCATTGGATGTAGGAGAAGGAAAGAAGTCCAAGGTGATCATCCTCACGGAGGGAGCGGATTCTGAGAACGATTCCGAAAAAACGGAGGTGACGAAAGCCACGATCAAGGGCAGCACCGGAGCGGCAAAGCTTGCGAAGGGGAAGATCATGAAGTACGCCTGCGACCAGGTGGATGGGCTTTCTAGAGAGGAAATCAGCGATGTGCTTGCAAGCGTAGGTGAACTTTGCAAGCATGCCGCGGCAGCCTTTGAGGTGGACAATGATCTCGGAAAGTTCGTCTTAAAGCACAGCAGGGAAGTGGCCGCGCGAATCGTCAAGGAAAACGATGAACAGGCAGGAGATTGATCAGCTCCGCGCTGATGGTTTTGCGGAGGACTGGAAGCTGATCGCCTTTCTTGTCCGGGACGGTATGAGAAAGCGCGGCATCAGGACCATACCGATAACCGGGTATACCGCAGAAGAAAAAGAGAGGAGGGCTTCTCTTGGTCACGTTCAAAACATTTGCCACGGCAGATGAGTGGAGAGCAGCCCGGACGGTCATTGGCGGATCTGACGCGGCGGCGCTGGTAGGACTGAATCCATACAAGACCAACATCGAACTATGGCAGGAGAAGACCGGGCGGCGGACAGCACCGGACATTAGTAACGAGGCATTTGTCAAATTCGGACATGACGCGGAGCCTCTCCTCCGGGAGCTGTTCGCCCTCGATCATCCACAATATGACGTGGGCTATGTGGAAAACAACATGTTCTTTAATGACAAGTTTCCATTTGCCCACGCAAGCCTTGACGGCTGGCTCGTTGAGAAAGAGACCGGACGGAAGGGCATCCTAGAGATCAAGACCACGAATATTTTGCAGAGCATGCAAAAGGAGAAGTGGAATGACAGGATTCCTGACAATTACTACTGTCAGGTGCTGTGGTATCTGATGGTCACCGAATTCGACTTTGCCGTGCTGAAGGCAAGGCTGCGGAGCGAATGGCAGGGTGAAATACGGGTCACCGTCCGGCATTACCTTATCGAGCGGTCTGAAGTTCAGGAGGACATCGATGAACTGGAGAAGGCAGGCTGGAAGATGTGGAAGGCAATACAGGAAGATCGGGAACCGTATCTGATCCTTCCGGCAATATGAAGAGAAAGCAGGAGGAAATCAATGGCGCTGGAAATGCAGATTTACAATCCCACGGAGAACGGTTATGTGACCGAGATCAAGTGGAATTACGAGGAGATTCGTGACGAAGTCATAGCACAGTCGGAAAGCTATGCCACGGCAGTTTACACGGACGATCTCATTAAGCAGGCGAAGGCAGACCGGGCGAAGCTGAATAAATTCGTGTCTGCGCTGAAGACACGCCGGACGGAAGTCAGAAAGAAACTTCTTGCCCCGGACGAGGCTTTTGGGAAGCAGGTCGATGAGATTGTCGGAATCGTGCAGAAGGCCATCTCAAACATCGATGGACAGGTCAAGGCCTACGAGGAGAAGTGCCGCGCAGAGAAGATGGAGAAGATCCGTGAGGAGTATGTCCGCATGATCAGTGATGCGGATCATCTCCGGGAAGTGCTTCCGTTTGAGCGCATCTGGGTGCCCGAATGGGCGAATGCCACGTTCTCCATCAAGAAGGCAACGGAGATCATGGCTGAGACCTTCAAGACTGTCCAAAACGGCCTGGACATCATCGACAGCAGCGACAGCCCCTACGCAGGTGATATGAAGCAGGTATTTTTGCAGACCTTTGATATTGGCAAAGCCATGGAAAGGAGAAATCAGCTTGAAGAAGAAGCAAAGCGCAGAGCAGCTTATGAGGAAGAGCGCCGCAGACAGCAGGAGGAAAGAGATCGGCAGGCTGCAGAAGAAGCGAGAAAGCAGGCGCTCCTTCGCCAGCAGGAACCCGTTAAGCCCGCAGTAAAGCAGGGGATCGACGCGGTGATCGACAATCCGGCACCGGAGCCCCGGTCATGGATCGCGTTTGAAGCGCTTCTCAATACCCACCAGGCGGCGCTTCTCGGAGCGTTCTTCAAGACCAACGGGATTGAGTACCGGCCGATTAAGAAGGAGGCATGAATGAAGGAATATCTGAAGATCGAGACGCCGTTCGAGCGGGATATAAACGGCAGCAAGAAGCTGATCGAGGGCAAGTGGAGAAATGAGACCGTTGAATTTTTGAAGGATTGTGAGTGGATCTTCACAGAGAAGATCGACGGCACGAACATCTCCATTGAATGGGACGGACATTCGGTTTCGTTTCACGGGAGAACCGAGAGGGCAAATATCCCGGCTCCGCTGGCAAACTTCCTTTTTTCAGCATTCGGTGGTCCGGTAAACGAGGAGCTCTTCGAGCAGACTTTCGGCGGAAAGCATGTAATCCTGTACGGCGAAGGATACGGACCCAAGATTCAGAATGGTGGCAACTACCGCCCGGACGTAAGCTTTATTCTTTTCGATATTTACCTTCCTGACCAGGACCTCTGGCTGAAGAGGGATGCAGTCGAGGGTATTGCAAAGGCGTTCAATGTCGATGTAGTCCCCACCGTCCTCATCGGAACGATTCAAGACGCGGTCGATTATGTCAAGACAGCCCCAAAGTCCAGGTTCGGAACCGCACAGATGGAGGGAGTTGTCGGCAGACCTGCCGTTGAGGTCCTGGACAGGACCGGCGGAAGGGTGATCGTAAAAATCAAAGTCAAGGATTTTGAGAGAAAGGAGTAATCATGGCGGTACAGAACAGGCTTGCGCCGCAGACAGCGCAGAAGAGAGATTTCGTGGAATACATCGCAAACGGTGAGAAGGTGAAGATCACCATGAACGATGTGAAGAACTACCTGGTATCCGGTGACAAAGACCGCGTCTCCGTGAAGGAAGTGGTTATGTTTATGAACCTCTGCCGCTTCGCCGGGCTTAACCCGTGGCTCCGTGAAGCCTACATCATCAAATATGGCAACGAGCCTGCGACGATGGTGACCGGCAAGGAAGCTTTCATGAAGAGAGCTGATGCTAATCCTGAATACGAGGGCATGGAGTCCGGTGTCGTGGTAACGACCGAAGAAAATGCGATCACCTACCGCGTCGGCACGATCATTCTTCCCGGAGAGCAGCTTATCGGCGGCTGGGCAGAGGTATGGCGGCGCGGACGGAGCCATAGTTGCCGCGTCGAGGTGTCTTTTGATGAGTATGCCGGACGGAAGAAGGACGGCACTCTCAACAGCCAGTGGGCAAAGAAGCCCGCAACAATGATCAGAAAGGTCGCACAGGTTCAGGCCCTCAGAGAGACCTTCCCGACGATGCTTGGCGGCATGTATGCCGCAGAAGAGAGCGGAGAACAGGAAGCAACGGTCATCGACGTTCCGGAACAGCCTCTTGAGGCCGCACAGCAGCCCCAGGAGCAGATTGAAGCACCGAAGGCAGAAGTTCCTATGTCCGATGCCACAAACCGTCCTGAGGCGGTTCAGAGAGCGCCAGAGGCGGTTCCGCAGAGCGATGTCGCTGCGGCGCTGTTCGGAAATCAGTAACATGCGGGGCAGGCCCGCTTAACCAATCCTCACGCCTGAAGGAAAATGTGTCACGGCATTTCTTGTAAAGGCATGGTCTTGCCCTCCCGGTCGTATAAAACCGGGAGGGAGAAAGGAGCAATTACTATGATGTTCAAAAACTGCTTTAAGAGCCTTGAGGACACTTCCGTCCTCATGACGAGCGAAGATTACAAGAACCGTTTTGTTGCGGAGTATGCACAGACGAAGATCCGCTATGAGAAACTGAAGAACTTCTGCAACCGGATCGAAGCGGCAAAGCTTGCCGGGACCGAAGAACCGAAGCATGACTGCTCGCTGGAGCTTCTGAGAAGCCAGCAGAGAATCATGGGAGAGTATCTTCACATCTTGGAAATCCGTGCGGTCATCGAGGAGGTGGAACTGTGATGGATAAAAAGGCGATGGGCATTGTCGAGAAGTACATCCTGGAGCATCTGGACGCCACGGATGGCATTCAGACATTTTCTGTCTTCACTGTTTGGAAGGCAAAGATCCTTCAGAACTGGAAGTATCTGATATCCAGTACGCTTCCGGACGGGATGTACTACGAGGTCACATTCAATGGAGACAAGAATGAGTGGTACCTGGATGTCTACAAGAAGTTCGAAAACAGGGTGGTAAAGGAACCTGTATGACGATATGCCGAATCGGATAATCAAAGAAAGTATACGGACGAGCAGAAACATCAATGCACTTAACGACTTTCAGTTCAGGGTCTGGACTTATCTGATTACTTATGTGGACGACTTTGGGCGGGGGAGCGCTGATCCAGAAATACTCAAAGGTATGGTCTTTACCCGCCGCAAAGGCGTCACAGAAGCACAGATTGCAAAAGCCCTTAGTGAGTTGGCGAATATTGGCATGGTGATCCTCTATGAATCAGACGGAGAACCGTTCTTCTATTTTCCAAACTGGGGCAAGCATCAGACTATCCGAAATAAGAAATCAAAGTTTCCAAACCCGGACGAATGTCGGCAACTTGAATGCAATTGCTTGCAAGTTGACAGCAACATGAAAGCAAATGTCTCCGTAATCCAATCCAATACGAATCCAAATACGAATCCGAATACGAATCCGAATATATGCACTGAGCAAACTGATGTCAGCTCAGTGCCGGTGTTCGAATTGCCACTTAATGACGGCAGCATGTTTGGAGTGCCTGAGGACAAATATAACGATTGGCTGAATCTCTATCCGGCTGTGGATGTCATGCAGGAGCTTCGAAAGATGCGCGGGTGGCTGGATGGAAATCCCAAAAAGCGGAAAACGAAAACAGGGATCATGCGTTTCATTACCGGTTGGCTGTCGAGGGCGCAGGATTCGCCGCATCCGACCGTTGAAACGAACCATCCGTCCGGCTATGACTGGGACAATATCTAGGAGGTCAACATGACACGAGATGAATGCAAGACCCTTGTGAGGGCTATTGCATCGCTTTACCCGAACTGGCATCCGGATAATCTGACCGACACCATCAATGCCTGGCACTTTGTCCTTGGCGATCAGAGCCTCCCGGCCTGCATGGCGATGCTCAAGGCGTATTCCAGAACGAATCGCTCCGGCTTTGCGCCGTCTCCGGCGGATCTGCTTGGACAGGTGACGGATCGCGGGCGGATGACGCCGCAGGAAGCGTGGTCGCATGTGCTGAAAGCCATACCGCACAGCACCTACTATAGCCGTGAACTTTGGG